GTCTTTGTAGTAACTTTTCTCTTTCTATTTCATTTTTAACATCAAGAGCTGTTTGTCCACTAAGTTTACCTTGTAAAAATAATTGTCTATATAAATCTTTTATTGTATCAGAAGCAGTTCTTCCAGTAATTCTTTCAAATTCTTTCTTTTGTTCAACAGACATTTCTTCTATTCGTAGTGCTTGTTGAGATAAATCTGTTGTTCCAGTAATTGATGCTAATTCTTTTTTTCTTGCTTCAAGAAATTTACCTTGTCTTCTTAATCTTGTTGATTCAACGAGGTTTATACTTCTACCAAATAAAACTGATGCTTTCATTTGACTTGTAAACAACTCTTGAAATGAACCCGTAGCCGATGTAGAATTTGCAATATCATTTAAATTTAATCCAAGTTTTCTTGCTTCTAATACTTGTGACATTAATTGGTCTGTTTGTCCAGCAAGTATAAGAGCAGTATCTCCTTGAACTGCTTTTAAATCTTCAAAGACTTTATTAACTTGTACACCACTACCGATTACATCATTGGTAAATTGATTAATATCTTCCATTGATGCACCAAGTAATCTTGCTTCACTTACAACATTTACCATAGTATCTGCTTGAATACCAAATGCAGTTCCTATTTTTACTGATTGTGAAACTATATCTGCTGTCTCTTTATTTAGAAATCCAAAATTATTTGCTGATGCTGCAGACGCTTTTGATATATCATCTACTGATGCTCCAAATGCAATTAATTCTGGTTGTGTATCTTTTATTGCTAATTGAAATTCTCTCGTATTTCTTTCTAATAATCCAGACTCTCTTGCAGTTCCTTTTCCTAATTTTTCCAATTCAAAAAATCTTTTAACTGATAATGCTAAAGCTCCACTAAGTGCTACTATTGGATTCAATAATAATCTTGCTTGTTTTACTCCATTTTTTATTGCTGCTGCTTGCATTCCAAATTGTTCTGTAATGTCACTTGCTACATCATCAAGTTTACCCATTATTTGTAATTGTTTTTGCTGATTTATTAGTATTTTTCTATTATACTCATTTTTATTTTTTTCTGCGTGTAATATCTTTTTTCCTATATCTCTTGCGGCCTTTTGAAACTCATTCTCTTTTTTAGTTAGTTTTAAAGTATCAGCAAGAGTTTTGAATTTATCTCTTACAATTTTTTGAGAATCTTGAAGAGTTTTGTTAGTAGCAGCAGCTTCCATCTGTGCCATTCGCATTAATCTGGCAAATTCTTTTCCACCCTTGTTCAGACTGTCGTTTAGTTCTTGTGCTTCTTTTTCTTGTTTTGATGGCATAATATTTTACTAACTATAAATGTCTTGAAATTTCTTTAGTCTTTTTGGGTCTATATCTAACTTATCTACATCTCTCTGAAATTGAAATATAGAACTTACTATGTCTTTTACTTTCATACCAAGTTTTTTGTCTTTTTTAGCTGCTATTGCAATAGCTCGTTTTCCTTGACCTTTTGAAACTGCTTTTAACACTGCTTGTACTAATTTATTTTCTTGTAAGGGTGTTAACATAATTGTCTCCAGAACTTATGGTTATACACTTATAAATATCACAAACCTTTAATTTTGTGGTGGTTTAATAGCAGGTCTTAGTATACTATCCTTATTTTGTGATTGTTGGTGGGCTTGAGTTGCTTGTTTTTCTGCTCTTTTAGCACCTTGGTCTTCATTATAGTCAATAATCTTTTTTAAATAATATTGACGCAACCAAATAGGCATGTTGTAAACAGATGTGTAATCCCATCCACCATTTCCATGATAGAGAAGATTCCAAATTTCGTTATGTATGTAAGGTCTATCTTCGGCGGTTAGGAAAAAAAAATGAAATGTCAATTGGTAAATCCATTTCTTCAATTTCTCCATTTGACGACTCATATGCGAAACTCATGTCCACATCGGGTGTCATATCATATATTTCATCTCGTAGAAATGAAGAGTCACCTGCCAATAACTCATTATCAACATAACTTCTTATTGCTTCGTTTTTATCATTACCATCTATAGCAGTAATTGCATATTTTAGACGAGTTGTCATTTCTGGAAGAACTCCAGTTGCTTTTTCAAGTTTTTTTAATCCCTTGAGTTCACTATCTATGGTTTTATCATCACCAGAAGTTAATACCTTAACTGTAACTTCTCTTTTTGAAAGAGGTAGTTTAACATTAAACTCACGAGTCCCATCAATAAATCTTGAAAAATCTACTTTTTTATCATCTAATTTTGATAAATCTACATTCACCTCTTCTTTATTCCCAGCATCATTAGGGTCTTGTACAGAAACTTTATAGTCTTTTCCATATCCAAGAACTCTTGCTGCTATCATTAGAGCATTTTTATCACCTAACAATAGTGAATTTAAATCTATTTTTTCAACGATTAGACTTTCTAACACTTTGTCAAATGCAATACCTTTTCTTAGTAGAGTTTGAGAAGTTAAAATATCTTCTTCTTTAGCTGTCATATATCTCATTTCAACTTTTCCAGAAGAAAATGGATGTTCTTTAGGGTATAATTTACCTTTTGAGGGTAAATCTATTATCTCAGTTGGAAACTGGGATTTTACTTGTTCACTCATATTTTGTTGACTCCGATATTAGATGTTAAAACCATTCTGTATATAAATATGTACCAAAAGTAAAAAACCCCCAAAAAAGTTTCGGGGGTTCTTTGTGGTGTATAGTATAGTGTGGACTATATTAAAATTGTAATACTGCGTAATCGTAAGTGATTGTCACACTAATTTCTACAGGTTGCTCTTCTGACCAACTTAAATCTCCAAAGTTTGCTTCAGAAATATATGCACCCTTTAGTGACCATTCTTCAACTTTATCACCTACTGGACCAAGTACATTAAATACTATGTCTTTCTTGTAGAAGTCTGCATATCCGTTACGACCGGTAACAGACTCATGTGACAAACGAATCCATTCAATCACCGATTGTGCTCCACTTGGAACAATTGGGTCATATAAAGTTATAGTTATAGGCTGCCAATCTGCTTTACCTTTTAATTTTCTTTTCACATTAATGTGGTCAAGTACTATTTCTCCAAATTGAAGAGTAGGTCTCTGCATAGTCTTAATTAAGTATGCTGGAATACCTTCAAGATACATGACATATCTATTCTGAACCTTTGGTTCAAAAGCTGTGAAAAAAACTTCTTGTGGTGTTAATAATTCTGCCATTTTGACTTCTCCAATGTTAATATGTTTCTTCGGTAATAAATATAAGGTTACTTCAATTTTCGTCCAGTTTTAAAACAAAAAACCCTCTAAAAAGAGGGTTTTCTGTACTTTTTTTTAGATTAACAACTATTATTCAGGAAATGCTGCTCCTGTAGGTAATATGTTGAAATCAAGTATGATGAACTCTGCAGTTCTCGTAGGTTGTAGGAATATCTGACCATACATGATATTTCTATCTACCAAGTCTGGTGTATTATTACTATCATCCATTACGACTTTGAACGCTGACAAACCACTTCTCTGTTGAACTGACTCAAGGTAAGGATTAACTATACCTAAGAATCTGTTACGAGTAGCAGCATTGTTTTGTTCAAAGACTAAGAACTTCGTTGCTGATGCGATGAACTTCTTAACTGCAATCAATAGTCTTCTTACATTTACCCTATCCAATGCACTTGGTCTGATTTGAAGTGTCTTTTGACCCCAAATACAAATACCTTGTCCAGGGAAAGTTGCAATCGGATTGATTCTTGCTTCATAAAGGTCATCCCTTTCAGCAAGAGTCAAACGACTCTTAACTTGAACTGCGTCTGTTATACCACGATTCAATCCTGCTGGAGCGAACCATTCATGTGCTAATGCATCGTTTTGTGCTATCACACCTGATACAACAACTGATGGTGGTGTCCAAACATATGTGTTATTGTCAACATCTCTTATTTGTACCCAAGGGTAATAAGTTGCAACATAACTTGAGTCAAATGATTGAACTTGAGTTACTGCTGATGAGACCGTTGTTCCATATTCAAATGCATCCATTACATAGAAAGCATCTGCTCTGTCTTCTGCCACATTTTTCGCTTTAGTTGTCACGGTTGGGTGGATTCCTTGTAAAACACCTGGAACCACAATCATGTTAATATCATACTCATCTGGATTAGATATAGCATTTAATGCTCTTACATAAGCAACAGAACCACTTGCGGTTGCTGAAGAAATGTCAAATCCTTGAGTATTTGAACTAACAATATTATTACCAACTTTGACATCATCTGCTGGATTCTTACCATCAAAACCACCTTGCATTGGAACTAAGAACTTCCTTTGTGCTACTGAACCAGTTGTTAAACTTAGTGTTACTGCTTCATTCACTAAAGGTGATACTGCTCCTACCGTTCCTGCTTGTGCGAACAAATCAAAGTCACTTTGGTTTGTTGTTAATGCAGTATCAGGTAAAGGTGCTAAGTAATTAAGGTTTTGATTATATAATGCTGAAGAACCAGACCAGAAGTTATATCCATATGCTACATTAGTATTTACATTACCATCATCGTCAATCTGTTGTACTACTTGACTTGCGGCTAAGATACCTTCTCCACCATCGTTTATCGGAAGATTAATCTTACGATATCCACCTGGTATAAGGTCTTTGGATAGTGTCTTATTCTTGACACCAGTTACCATTTCAATGTAGACATTATCATCTGCAGACGGATAGTCTCCACCTTGTAAGACAACTTTACCACTTGAATTAACTTCAAAATATTGACTACCAATTACTTTTTCAATGTATTTTGGTGAATCTTTATCTAAGTTAACTTTTTGATAAGTTGCTTTTATGTCTTGACTTCTTTCAGAATCTTCAGAACCATGATAGTTTTTAACTCCACGAATCGTTACCGTGAAATCACCATAGTCTTGATTCACACCTGCTAACGCTGCTGCTGGAGGTCTAATGTCACTAATCATTACTTTGACAAGTTTATTAACATTACTACCATGTGAATGAGTATGAAACTTAAAAAGATTAACTGCACTACCACCCACTTTTTGTGAGACAATAAATGGTGATGATGCTGGTTTGTAATCTTTTGTGAAGTCCAATGGTGTTGATGTAAATACACCAGAACCACTTTGTGCTGAACCTGCTAACTCTTCGGTAAGATGAATAGCACTCGGAGAATCTCCTGCTGAACCACTAATAGATACTGCTGATATAGTAATATCATTTTGGTTTGCTGGTAAGTTCAAGTATACATATGCTTCTTTATCACCTCTTGGGTTTTCACCAAATACTTTTGTGATATAGTTATCATCTGTACTTGATAAAGATGCAGTGTATGTTGACGCTGCTACTCCACTACCACTTAACTCAAGTCCAAAAACAGAAGAGTTTACTTGTGCATATCCAACTCCGAAGTCTGCAATACTACGACTTTCTGCTAATTCAGTAACCGACGCTCCAATCTCATATAATGAGGAAGATGCGAAGTCACCAGTTGGATTCTGAACCGTAGGTGCTAAAACTGCCATCAGTTTCTCTGTTAAAAGAGTGTTACTTGTTGTTGTAGCTGCGTTTGCATCAACTGAACCAGAAGCTGCACCATAAATGAACAATGGGTTACTAACTGAATATCCACCTAAATGTAGTACACGAACAACTGTAACGCGACCTGCGTTCTTCATATATTGTTGTACTGCATAAGGTGCATAAAAGTCAGGGTTCAACCCACCAAATTTTTCTTTAAAGTCATTAAATGACTCTACTGGGGTAGGAAGAAATGCTGGACCCTTCATTGTAGGCCCGACAATTGCTGCCCCTATCTGTGCAATACCAGCAGGAAGAAACGATAAGTCCTTCTCATTGGTAAAAACACCTGGGGATACGACTTTCTCTGCCATATTATTATCTCCATAGGTTAATTATTAAGGTTAGATTAATTCTTAAATAAATATAATTCAAAAACCTCAAACAAGTGTTTAAGACTAATTTATTTCACCAGAATCAAGGTTTATGTTGACTTTTCCGTATTTTTCTTGTAAATCTTTAATTGCTTTTGATTCACTCTGTTGTGCATCTGCCCACTCTTCTCTTAAAGACTCTTCTCCTTTATTAAGAACCTCAATTTGATTTGTTATTTGCATTCTCTGAACTTGTATCTGACCAAGTTTTACGGTTATCTCTTGGTATTTTGCACGAATCTCTTGTACACTATCAAGTTCTTCTGGTGTTATTTTTTTAATATCTTCTGACATATAACTTTTCTCCTAACTAATTAGTTTAATATAAATATCACACAAAATCTCTAAACAATAAATTAATCTGTCCAGAACCTATGTGTTATATTTAGATTACTTCCAGAAACAACCTCTCTTCCTGGACAACTATAATCATCATTTATAAAATCCCATTCTTGTTTATCAGAAATCAAACCAAGTGAACGACTTACTGCATAATCTTCAAATCTTATTTGAATATTAAATTTCGTATGTACTTCTAACATATTTTCTTTACCAGCGTGTCTAAAATATGAGTTACATTTATGACAAAAACTTCCAGTTTCATAGTGTCCTATTTCTTCAGTATCTTCTAATCCATGTGGTGCACTTGTGTATATCAAAGAACCTGATTGAGAACCAGAATTAATATATAATTTACTTTCTGACACTTCAGTTATATAGGTTGACCCTGACATAGCAATTTCACCAACACATTGTGCGTATGCTGCTTGGTAATCTTCTTGTGAAGCAGAGTAAAAATTACTTTGTGTTATATATGTACAATCATTCCAACTCATAATTAAGGCTCATATATTCGTATTCCCATAAATGCAGTACCTATTGCTGAACCAAAACGATACATGGAAAAAGTTACTGAATCACTTGTTAAACCCGAAAGACCAGGAGTTTCTAAAATAGACCACTCGTTATATCGGGTTCCACTTGATGATTCCCAGTAAAATCCACCAGTTGGGTCTGGTACTCCAGTACCACCACTCGGGCCTTCTCCATCTGCTTGCCAATTCCATTTACCTGCTGCACTTGGTGCTGGACTGCCTGGATGGACTGCAGCACGAGATGGGACTCCATTAAATACCGTTTCTGCACCAGCCGTTGTTGCAGGAGTTGGGTCAAAGGAAGTAGTTCTTTGAGAGGAAAACGACGCTCCTGGTCCCGCATACAACCAATTGGTAAATCCTCCTGGTGTCCAATTTGATGGAAATGGGTTTGCAAGAGGATAAGTACCACCATTATATTTTACAGTAGTTAACTGGAGGTCTGCATGATATGGTTGAGTACCACTTGCTGCTTGTTTATGCATAAGAACAAGACTAACATTAAAAGTAGCTGGTAGATTTA